ATCGCTTCCTGCCGTGGTGATCACGTCACCGGACTTCGGCGCGATCGTGAAGTCGCTCAGTCTGATACCAAACGTCAGCGTGAAGCTGATGATTTGCCCACCAAGCTCGGTCGTGATGACAGCGGAATCAGCCGTCCATATCCCTTTGGCGGGGTATGGCGCGGAGAACGGCTGCGAGGTCGATGGCGTGATCATGACCGGCCGCGCGAACGCTGCCATTGCCGGACCGAGCACAAGCTGGCTGAAATCGGTCGGCATGGCGAGGTGTTACGTCCCGGCCTTGACGTTCGGCTGCACCCCGGTCTCGGTGAAGTGCGGGCCTTCAGCGAACGGCTGCAGCACCTGACTTGGATCAGTCAGGAAGCCGCGTGATCGTAGCGCCTCGATCTCGTCCGCCGGCAATTCGACTTCGGACCCTGGACCAAAGAGAATTTCGAACGGCAGCTTGATCGGAGCGCCGGTGTCTGAATTGTAGCCGACGACTTTCATCTTCGTCGGGTGCGGCGCGGATACGGTGCGACCCCGCGCCACGATGGCGCGGGACTTTTTCGGAAGTGATGTATCAACCATTTGCGTTCGTTCCCTCATTGTCGTTCTCGTCAGGTGTAGACTGCCGTGCAGACTTGCGCCGCCAGCGCCGCATTGACGCGGGCCGGGATGACGATCGGCGAAGACTGCATCATCAGGTAGCGCTGCGCCGGATCGTTGTTCACCCAAGTCTTGGGGGCGAACGGCAATGCGCCGTAGTTGAACGCGGGATCGAGGATCGCGCCGAATGCCCGTGTGCCCATCATGTCGGGACCGCACATGACCAGCGACCCGTCTGGCATCATCGGGTATTCCCTTTCCGCCGTGCCGCCTTCAGTGCCGGAGTCCACATACCAGTCATTGTAAATCCACAATGAGTATTGGCCCCACTGGCCTTTGTAGACCGCGCCGCGCGCGATCTGTGCGCCCGGGTCGAGCACGTTGCCCTTCTCACCAAGGCGCGGGTAGTAGATCGCGCCCTTGAGCAGCGGATCACCGATGAAGCCTTCCCACGCGCTGGTGGTCATGACGATGTCGGTCGCAATCGCACCGGACGATTTCAGGATTGCGCGCTGCCAACCTTCGATGTCGGTTGTCGGCGAGGCGGTGCCGGCGAGGCAGTTCGCGGCGGTCCACTGCGCGGTCGAGGTCTTCGCCACGGTCAGGTTTGCATCGCGGCCGAAGTCGACGACGACGGTCGGGAAGCCTTCGCCGGTGATGGTGACGGTGCCGTTGACCAGCACCTGAGCCGCCATCCATTCCAGCCGGCGGGTGAGGATGTCGATCTGATCCGTCATTTCGGCTTCGAGGTTGGCCATCTCGCGCTCGGCACCGCTCATGTCGCCACCGATGCGCTCGCCGATCATGCGGCGCACTGGCTTGCGGAGGTCCGGCGCGCGCTTGTCCTTGATGTAAGCGGGCTTGAAGGTGTTGGTCTGCATGCGCCGCTGCTCGACCAGCTTGCCTTCGACGAGCGGCGAGACGAACGGTGCGATACGACGCTTGCCGATATCGACATCGATCGAGACGAATTCGGAATCGCTCGTGACAATGTTGGGGAAGAATTTGTCGAGCAGGAATGTTTGTGCCCGCTTCAGGTTTGGAACCACTTGAACGAGCACGTTCGTGTCGTACACAAGATCGGCCATTTCATCAGTCTCCTATTTCGGCCAATAAAAAACCCGCCAAGTGGCGGGCCAATCACGGCGGGTTTTCTGGTTGGGGTTATGTTGGGTCGGATGCGAGAACAGCGTTCTTGATGAAGATGCCAAGAGGCTGCAGCGCCAGTGTCGCGGCGGCGAGCGTGATACCGGCGCCGAGCGTGAGCGCGTTGCCGTTGAATTCGCCCATCTGATAGATGCCGGCGCGCACGTCTGCTGCTGTCGGATCGACGAAGTCCGCAAGAATCGCGACGGGGTTCTGGCTGCCATCGGCAGATGCCGAAAGCGCGATGGTGTACTTGCCGCTCGCCGTGATGCGACCCAAGACGGTGCCGCGCGGGAACGTGGTCGCGCCGGTGAGCACGACAATGGTCGACGATACGACCTTGAGATCGCCAGCGATTAGCTGATCGGGGAGATAGACCTCGGCACGGAAAACCGGTTGCTGAGGATTGTCTCCAAATTGGGTTGGAACGAGTGCCATGACTCAAAAACCTTTCGTTGTTGTGTGAAGCCGGGTTTCGTTGTGTGAAAGCCGGGGTTTAAATCTCGCCCCTTCGTTTTTTTCCGGCGAGGACGATCTGTTGCGCGAGGTTCGGCTGCTGCTGGTTGTTGTCGACGCCCAGATCAGGCTTCGGTGCATCCGCCATGCGGTCGCGCAATGGGTCGCGGGCTGCAGTGACCGGCGGCAACTCATCGTGCAGCGCGGCGAGGTCTTCGATCGCCTGGGCACGCGACTTGCGGCCGAAAGCGTAACGAGCCGCCGCCTTCGGGTGCAGCCGGCCGAACTTCGACTCCATGATGGCGCGGATGCGACCGCGCTCGCGTGCACGCGCCGCCGCCATCACCGGGTTGCGGTCATCGGCAACGTCGCTTGCATCGTTGCCATCGGCCGGCGCACTGGCGCGTGCCTTGGCGTCGTCGTCATCGTCGTCCTTTTTCTTCTTTTTCTCGTCGTCATCGTCGTCATCGTCTTCGGCCTTGGACTTGGCGTCCTTTTTCTTTTTGTCGTCATCGTCGTCATCGTCCTCGGCCGCCTTGGACTTGGCGTCGTCTTTCTTTTTGTCGTCGTCATCGTCCTCGGCCGCCTTCTTGGACTTGGCGTCGTCCTTTTTCTTCTTGTCGTCATCGTCATCGGCTTCCGCGTACTGCCGGGCGAGATGGGCGAACGGCGATGCTTGGGTCGCTGAGATCATTTTCAATTCTCCTGTGGTTGGTTTAGCGATTCGCTTTCGCGATTAGCTTTGAAAAGGCTTCTGACGGCGACATCATCGCGTCCGCAAAACCCTGCTCGATCCCGGCACTGCCGAGAAAGACTCCGGCCTCCGTTTTGCGCACACTTGAAACGCTCATTCCGCGATTGCGCGCGACCATCGCGACGAACATCTCACCGAGCGTATCAACGTCGGCTTGAAAGCGACCCTTGGCTTCTTCGGATAGCGGCGTGGTCGGCTGCGAGTCCGACTTCTGCGCGCCATACTGCAGCGTCGTCACCTTGACGCCGACCATCTTCAGAGCTTCGGTGATATCGACATGCATCGAGATCACGCCGACCGAACCGGTGCCGCCGGTCCGCGATACGATGATCTTGTCGGCCCCCGATGCCAGCGCGTAGGCTGCGCTGTACGCGTAGTCATCGATGATGGCCCATACAGGTTTGTCGCCGCGCGATGAATAGATCGCGTCCGCAAGATCGAACATGCCGCCGACCTCGCCGCCTGGACTCTTGACGTGCAGGGCGACGCCTCGCACGTCGGAGTCGTTGAGCGCTTCCATCATCAATGTGGCAACGTCCGAATAGGCGGTTTCGTCGAACCACGATTTCTCATGGACCAGCACGCCACGAACGGGGACCACGGCAACGCCAGCGATCACGTCATAGCTGCGCTGATTGCTGCTCTTGTCCGGCTGGCTGAACAGGCTCGCATCGTCGTGCAAAGCCTTGAGCACCATGTCGACATAGCCCGGCCACAGCGCGACCGGCGTGTTGATGAAGCGATCGAGCCGCATGCGCGCAGCAACGTTGAGCAAGGTATCGATCATGTTGGCACCGGTTCTTTTGCAGCCTCGGCCGCCGGCAACCCGGCCCAATCCGGTAGTTGCATATCGTATTTTTTGAATAGCTCGATCTCGTAGGCGCGCTGCTCCAAGACCTCCTCATAATCGAGGCCTTGCTCGGCGCATTCATCCTCCAAGGTCGACAGCGCGGCATCCATGCCGAGAATCGCGCCCTGCTTTTCCTTGACCGGATCAATCCAGCCGCGCGGTGGCCCCATCCAGTGACAGCGCGAATACGGGCCGCGACAATCCATGAAGATCGGCGCGCCTTTCGGTAGCGGCAGATCGTCGACAGCATGCGCCTCTTCGAGCCATGCAATGCGGATCGGTGCGACGAACGAATCGACGAAGTCCTTTCGTCGGCGCGCCAACGTTTTCCACGCTTCGAGCAATGCGCCGCGCGCGCTGCTGTAATTGACATCGGACCAATCGTTGCTGACCTGCTGCGCGGAGAGCCCGAGGCCGCTCGCGACATTGCGCAGCACCGCGCTTTCGAACGATTGGAAATTGACCGCCGGCCGGTTGGCGACGACCGAATTGACCTTCTCGCCCGGAAACAGGATCGGCACGCGCGCATTGCCGATCACCATTTTATTTTGGTTATGAAACTCGGCGCGCTGGTCCTGATAGAAGCCAAGCTTTTCGCCACCGTCGAGCGCTTCCTGCACAAGCTCGTGGTCAAACGGGCTTTCGACATAGGCTGCGAAGATCGCATTGATGATTGCTGCGTCGAGTTCAACACCGTCGTACTTGACCAGCATCTTGAGGCGCTGGATCACAGAGGTGAAGATGCCAGCACCGCCGCGATGTTGACCAGCACGATCGGCGTCGAAGTCATGAATAACGACAGGGCGGCCCCAGTTTGTTTCACGCGGCACACGTTCCCATGTCAGCGAATCGGCGGCAGAGAACCAGTCGCCGGCATGCGCCTTGCGGATGTGATAGGCGACAGCGGCGCCATACTGGTCGATCTCGACACCGCCGCGAAAGGTTTGCTGATCAAAGCGAAGCTGCGGGTTTGACAGCCGGTCGGGATCGACAAGCTGCACGGTGGTCGCATAGCGGGCGCGACCACGGCCGACTCGTTCCGGAAGCCATAAGAGGACCGCGAGCGCGTCACCGTCGATCAGCTTGTGGCGAAACGCGACGCGCATCATCGACGTGAAAGTCTGATTGCGCGTGGCATCGCAATACTTGCCGGGGTCGGTCACAGCCCATGACCGCCAGCCAGCAGAGACCGCCTTGGAATATTCCTTGGCCCATTCGTGATCGAACGCGGAAATTCCGGTTTGCGATGCCAGCGCGTGATAATCCGGCTTCGGCACCGGCCGCAGGATCGCGCCGATGGCGTTGTCGAGAATCCGGGTGACTGCGCCGCTTGCCCAGCCGTCGTTGCGGACCAGATCGCGGACCCGGCTGACGATCCGGTCGCGATACATATTAAGTTCGCCGTCTGGCGACCACAGCATCGGCGACCATGCGGCCATGTGCTGGCCGTAGTTATCGGCGGCGTCGTAGGGAGGCCCGCCATAGCCCTCAGCGCCTCCTGCAAGCGCCCTTGCGCGGGAGGGTGGCAATGGCTGGCCATCCGCTCCGAGCAGCCTTGCGCCCCGTCGCGCGTCCACCTGAGCCTGTCCTGGCATCAGCGGAAGTACGGGACGATGGCCCGGCGCGCACAGATCAGGCCTAGCTGGCGCTGCAACAGGATGATCCAGCTTTCCAGCGCCGCCCGATCAGTCTGCATATAGGTCACGCTCTTGCCGTCATAGGAGACGGACACCGGTTTGCCGCCCATCATCAGATCGGCATAGGCTTGCTGCGCCGTTGTGAGCCACGATCGCAGCGTCACCGTCGAGACGCCTGCAAGCATGCTCTGATTTGGATTCCACATATCGCTCACGCTCCGATGCCCCGCGCGCTTTGATCTGCGCGCGGGGACTTGCTGGTACAGGCTCGGGGGGTGTTATTTCGCTAGACGAGAGGCAAGTGATTGCTTCGCTGTCGTTGTTGCTGCGAGCGCCGCGACGGTCACCATTGGAGATGTGTCCGCAGGTGGTTTGTCTTCGCGGTTAGCAATGCGCGCCACGTTCAACAGATGCGAGGCGGCGGCTTGCATGGCCTCGCAATCGAGATAGTGATTCTCTTTGCTGCGCTCGATCCATCTGACACGCCCGGACGCCAACCGCATGCGCGCCTCGGAGATGATCTGCTTGCAATATTCGTCATCGGCATCGCTCGGCAAATGCCATGCGCCCGGCTGATCGTCGGGCCAGCGGACGCGTTCATGCACCCACGATTTCCAATGATCGGTGTCGAGCCGAATCAGTTCGAGGCCGTACTTCGCGGACGAGCCGCGCTTGTTGACTTCGAGCCGGCTTTTGATGATCGGCATGCGCATCACGGTCGACGACCCTTTGGTCGGACGGACCAGACGCTGAAACCTGCGGCAGAAATCATAGATGCGATTGAGCGGAAGATCGTCGCGCTTGCCCGGCCTGAAACCGGAATCGATCAGCACCATGCGATAAGGCATGTCGCAGACCGGCGTATTGATGAAGGCCGCGAGATCGGTCCACACCGACTCCTCGACAGTCTCGCCCCATAGCACGCCATAGTCGATCAGCCAGCTTGTGGCGCGCGCGCCCCATCCACGAATGACATAGACGAGACGATTCTTTTGCACGTCAACAGTCAGGACCAGATGCATCACGGCGCCCGGCACTTCGCCGCGAAGATATGTGCCGCGATGCTCTGACACCTCAGCCCAGTCCGGAGCCTCGCCGCCGGCAGGCGCAAAGCATTCGCCGAAGTTGGTGTTGACCGCGCTCTGAATCCCATTGAAGTCACCGAGTCGCACCGCAGAGAGATACTTTTCTGCGCGCTCGCCGAACGTCACGAACGGCGAGCAGAGACCTGAGACCCAATACGAAGCCGTCGAGCTATCCGGCGGCGAGCCGGACACAACGCCGTCCCTCGAAACGGTTTGCCCTGGAGCAACCATGCGACCATTCGCATTCAACGTCGGCTTGTCTTCGTCTTCGATCACGCCGCCGCAACGCGGACACGCGATGAAGGCGGACCGTCGTGCCTGCGCTGGCGATATCTTTTCATCGCCCGGCTTGTCCCACTGCAAGCAGGAGAACCGTGGAATGAAAAACTCGCGACATCGCGGGCACGGCCAAGCGAAATGGTGCCGCGTGCCCTCCTGCCACAACCGCCAGATCGGACTGGCGACATCGTCGGCGAGGCCGGGCTTCCAGAATTCGAGGCCATTCACCGGATCGGTCTCGATGTCGACCGTGCCGAGCGATGGTGTACTTGCGATGCCGACCGTGAAATCGGCATAGGTGAAGCCACGACCTTCGACCAGACCGAGCACGCCGCCTTCGCCTTTCACGTCGCGGACCATGCCGTCATATTCATCGATCAATGCAAGCGCTGCCGGGTCGCTTTTCAGTGCCGTAGCCGACCCGGCGTGCGCGAGGCGGATCGGCACACCCGCAACTAGCTTTCGCGTTTTCTTATTGCGCTTGCCGCGTCCGACCTTATCGGCCAGCGTTGGCGCTTCGTCGAGCAGAGCCATGAGGCGCGGCTCGAATTGATCGGTGCAGAATTCTTTCGACGGCCCGACATACAGGATCGGCGCGGGTTGATGGTCAAGCCGCTCGCCGATCACATCGAGCGCGGAGTCCGTCTTGCCGGTTTGCGTGCTGCATACCATGACGCAACGCCGCCACCGACCGCTCGCGATAGCACGCGCCCATTCGATCATATACGGCGTCAGGTGCGGATCGCGCGGACCCGGGATGCCTGCGCTTGCGGGGTAGACCCGATTCTTAGCCGCCCATTCGTCAGGCGTCGACCTCGGCTGCGGCCGAAGTAGCTTCGCCGCCAGTTCGTAAAGCTGCGCCTTGTTGTTCGAGGCGATCTGCTGTGCGCTTGAGAACGTCATTTAATTCTGCCTCGATCCGTCTCCTCACTGCTAAGTCCCTCGTGCACCGCGCCGGCAGTCCGTCCAAATTTGCTTTCAGCCCGCCGACGACATCAACCACCATCGCGCGCGCTTCGCTCATATCGACAATCAAAC